TAGACGCCTGCCTTGACAAGCGTGTTGGCGCTCACGCCGCTCTTTGTGGAGGCGGGGCCAAGTTGTCCGATAGCCGTGGCGTCTAGGCCGTAGTCAACAAGATGGATGCCCGCAGCCTTGCCGTCCGTGCGGCCAGTACCGCCATGAGACGCGCTCAAGACGCCTCTATTGATATTAGAGGCATTGTTCAGGCCGAGCGAAACTCTGGCGTTGGCTTCGCTTGTCGCACCCGTTCCGCCCTTGTCGATAGGGACAATATAGCTGGGAGCAAGTCCAGTCGCGGAAGATGCGGTCGGCGCATTGCCAGTGATGTCTCCCGGCAGCTTGCCGTTTGCATCGCGCACGGGAACAGTGTCCGGCGCGGTGCCAGTGTCGGCATGTTTGCCGTCAACCATGTCCACGTCGTGCATGAGCCTGCCGATGCTGGGCCACGCAGAGCCGGAATACTCCTGAATCTGGATGCCGCCGGACACGTTCTGGATGCGCTTGGCGCCAACGGGAACATCCGTGGTGCCGGAATCCGTCCATTTAAGCAGATCTGTCAGCAAGCCCTTGAGCGCAGGAATATCGTCTATGAGCTTGTTGATGATAACGGGTACTTTCCAAGACGGCATATTATATTCTCCTTGCAACCGATTGCAAAACTACACGCCGAAAGCAGACCAATCAACAAGGGCAGTTACTCTGTTGCCGTTCTGATCAAGAACAAATAGTCTGAATCCTGTTGGATACAAGACGTCTTCAAAAACAGTATACGCCGTGTATTCTGGATGGTTTACAACATTAGGCTTTGGAAGCGAAGAAACGTCTGCAAAATCAACATTGAAAGGCACCCACGTTCCCTTTTCCATCGGAGTATCTATATCGTTTTTGTAGTCATCGCCGTTTGCCTTGTAAAGAACGCCATCTATGGTCGTGTCCACGGCATAAGACGTGATCTGTCCAAAGTCCGTCTTCCTCTTCACGTCCAGCTTGTAGTTGATGCCGTTAATCATGGCAGAACCGCCGGATAGGCCGATGGTGTACCGGACGTACCTGAACTCGCCAGCGTGAACCATGAGGGCGTCATCTGAGATGAGAATCCAAGTCTGGGCATCCTGAGAAGTCTCAATCTTGCAAGTGAACTGCGGATCGCCGTCGATAGTCCTGCTGTCGATTGTGACGCTGATGACAGTGGACGGAATGATGGCGCCGACATCCACGATCTCGACATAGGAGGCGGTCGGCGTCTGCGGGTCGAGCCAACGCTCGTAGCCCCAGTCAATCTTGCTCTGCCAAGCTATCTCACTGGCAGAGACGCCCTTCAGCGCGGCAATCGTCGCTAGCTGCTCGTTCCATGTTGCGTCTGCATAGGGGCCAACCATGTGGCCTTCGTGGTCTAAAACGAAGTTCGTCCTGCCGCCGTTTGTCTGGTTCCTGCCGAGGTCGCTGTTGCCTCCGGCAAAAAGAGAATCGTAGGTATGGTACAAGATGAAGTCCGGCGGCTGCGAGACTTGCATGATGATGGTGGTGCGCTCTCCCATGTTGCCAGCGGCGTCAACGGGCGTGATGCCGTAGGTGTAGCGTCCGGCTTCCGTTTCAAAAGTCGAGGTAAACAAAGCGTCCACCCTGCCGACTTCGGCAAAGATCCCGTCGCCCTGTCCAAGATCCGATTCAAACAAGTAGTAGGCAATCGGGAAGTACACGGCGTCCGGCGCCGTCCAGTAAAGCATGATGTTGTTGTCGATGGTCGTGCAGTTGACGAATGTAACCCTGCCGGGGTTGGCAATGTCGATGAAGCCGTCGCCCCATGCGCCCACGTTTCCGGCTGTGTCGATGCCCCTGACATGGAAGTAGTGCCTGCCAGTAGACATGGCTGACACCTTCCTGCCGGAGTCGATGAACTGGCCTGTGGCGTCTGCGGGAATGGTGATCGAGGTGGCGTCAAGCAGGCCGAAAGTCTGGTTGGCTTCAGTCGGAACGCCATCGCCGTCTTCGTCAAACTCCCACCAGTGGTCGATGTCCCATGCAACGATGGGCAGCGTGTTGACGCCTTCAGGAGCGTCTTCAGGTTCCCACGAAATTGTCAGACCTTCGCCGTCCAGACGGGGAGTGACAACGGGAGCGACGGGAGAGCTGATGGTGATTGCGGCTCTTGTGCCATTCGGGCCGTAATTGTCGGCAATGTCCTTGCCGATGACGCCGTACTCGTAGGCTCCTTCCTTCGGCGCAGGGAAGCGGTAGAAGGTGGTCTTGCAGCGCCCGATGGCAACGCCGAGCTTGTTGTAGACGGTGTAGTAGTCGATAGGCCATGAAGAGTCGGGGACGGCCCATTCAATAACGATGTCGGAGCCGTCCACCTTCGCCGTGGGCGCAATGGCGCCAACACCGGAGAGGGTAAGGGTGGCGACAACCCTCGACGAAGACTTGCCCACGCAGTCGAAAGCCTGCACGGCAAAAGTGTAAGAGCCTGCCGCACGGGGTTTCAGCATCTGCGAAGTGCCGTCGATGCGGTAGGTCAGGCTGAGATCAACATCTTCGACGATATAGTGAGAGATATTGAACGTCCTCTTGCAGTCCTGCCACTTGAGGTGCAGGCCGTCAGTGCGCTTCTCGACCGTGATGATCGGGTTGTAGGGAGGCCACACGACGAAGCTCTGGCCTCCGGCTGGGCCTTGGATGCCCCATTTGTCCACGGCGTAGACCGTCTCAGAGATAGCCCCGCGCTCGATGGTCACGGTTTCTCCGTTAGCCGTCTCCTCTACGGTTTCCCACGCTATCTCCTCGACAGGCAGGACGGCATAGAGGCCCGTAGTCGTGCCTTTGGAAGCGCCGGACATGACGTAGTGCTTGATGTCGGTGACTGTCCGGCAGCTCTGCCAGCGGAAGATGGCGGTGCCAGTTTCGCTGACCTCAACTGTCACGTTTGGCTTGAGGGGAGGCACAATCTCCACCCTCTTGTTGTCCGACCACGCGCCCCAGTTGCCAAAAGCATCTCTGCCCCTGACTTTCGCCGTTTCGCCGTCGTGGAAGTTCTCAGGGAAAGGAACCACGCAGCGGAGCGTCTGGGCCGTGCCGACCTTGCCGAGACACTGGCCTTCATACTGGGTGACAGGCCATGAATCCCTCGCATCGCCGTAGGTCAGGACGATGCCTTCGTTCTCCAGCCTTGCAGATGCAATGACGGGCTTCTTTGGCGCCTTCAGTTCGATGGATGCGGAGCCTGCCGATTCAGACAGGTGGTCGGTGGTGTCGAGGGAGCGGACGTTGTAGGTCAGGGTGCCGATGCGCCCCTGCGGTTCGTGAATCCACTCGCATTCCTTGCCTGCTGTCTGGCCTTCGGCAGAGCCGGAGATGACGTAGCGCCTCAAGTCCACCACGCCCACGGCGTCCCATGTCAGCTTGACGCCGGACGGGTAGAGGGCCACGGCGCGGACGTTCTGCGGAGCCGGAGGAGGCATGACAAGGCCAGCGACAGTATGCGTGATGATGTTGCTCCACGCAGACTGCCTGCCAGTGCGCGGGTCATGGATGCGAATCTTGACGAAGTATTTCTTGCCCACGCTGGCGCCGACGGCAACGGCGTACTCCTCGCTGTTGGTGGAGCTTCCGGTAATCTCAGCGCCAGTTTCTTCGCTGGTGGCGACAATCTGAATCGTGAAGTAGGGAAGATTTTCCGTGGTCGGAGGCAGGCTCCAGACGCCGCCAATGCAGACGTCAACCGCACCAGAGGCCGACACTCGCGCCACGCGCTCGTCGGACACAACGCTCTTGAGCGTGGGGGTCGGCAGATCGGAAAGACCCTTGACCTGATCGAGAATGGAAGCCTCAGAATAGGCCGGAATGGGCTTTGTGGCGGCTGCGTAGATTTCCTTGGCCTTGAACGGCACCAGCGTAAGCTGGGCGCTCATGTTGTCGCCGGGGGTGACGGACGAAACGAGATATTCCTCATATTCGCTGCCGAGCAGGGAAACGCTGACGAGATCACCGAGTCTGGGGTTTGCCTTGGCTGCCTGCGTCATGTTGGCGAAGTAGACAACGGCGCTTTCTTCGCCGTACTGCGGCCTGACTTCTATGATGTTGACCGCGCCGGAGGCGTTCCTTACAGCAATGCCGTAGCGGGCTGGCGATGGAGACGTATAGTATATCGTATCGTCCAGCTCGACGCCGACGAACTTGCCGTCAGTCGGAACCGCCTCGCCGGGGCCAATAAAGACTGTAGCTGTATCATGGTCGATGACTTCAGTGCCGTCTTCATAGATGAGCCGTTCACCACTGTCGTCAACCTTGCCGGAAGTCTGATAGACCAGCCTTTGGATTCTGGCAGTGCCGAAGGTATTCATCAGCACGTCGGAAGACAGCCCGACAAGATCGCCCCTGTGAACCGCCAGCCATTCCCAGTCTGTGTTCAGTGTGATGGTCATCTGACGGTGCAGCATCTGTGCAAGATGGTATCGGGCCAGCTTGTACATCCTGTTCCAGTTGGTGACGCCCTCGAATGTCCACTCTACAACATCGTTTGCCTTCTTCTTGCCGCCGCTTCCGTCCTTGTTAAAGCCGTCGTTATAGACAAAGCCTTCCTTCTGTTTCCAGTCGTCGGTTTCGTCTATAAACTTAACGCGCAAGGCGTCAGGAAGCCGTGCAAATCCGCGCTGTATGCTGATGCCCCAAGAATTTCTGGGCGTGAACATCTGGCGGACAGACTTGTTCGGATTGTCGATTATGGCACCCCACAGGCCGTCAACGTCAGTTGTTGGGCCAGCCATTGCAGGAGAAAGCACTTGGACGAGACGCGCCCAGAGGTTTTCTTCAGAGTCTGCGATAAAATCGAAGGTGTACCCCTGCTTTTTACACCAGTTCCAAAGAGCGACGATGGAGGCATTGTCGAGACGCTTCGCGGAGAACGGCTTGATTAGGCTGTGTCGCGACGTCAGCAGATACCGCATAATGCTGGCGGGATTGCGGGTGTTGCGCCATGTGTTCCAATGGCCCGGAACAGTTACTGTTTTTACAACCACCTGAACAGGAACCCCGTCCTTCATGACAACATTCCCATTCTTGTCCAGCTTATGGGCGTACATGTTTTGCCTGCTGGGCGGCGTCCAGTCTGGCAGTTTGGAGTAGCACAGGCCGGAAAATTCCGTAACATAGCCGGAAAGCTGTTCGGACGCCTTGATGCGGAGTTCGGATACGCAGATAGGCACGGGCGTGTTGAACGCAGGCTTCTGAGTGATGGCCCGCATCGTCGCCCACTGACAGTCATCAATGATGTAGCTGTCTGTCGAAGGCTTGCTGGTGCGCTTGATGCGGACGTCGTAGCTCTTCTCAGGCAGTCCGGTGGCGCGGTAGCTTCGGACGATGCGCTTCTGCTTCGCGGCAGTGATGTCTACGTTTCCGGATACATACTCAAACGAGCCTGCAGCAACATTGGCTTCCCAGTACCAGACCTTCTTGTTTACATAACCCCCACCCCAACCAAGATCGTTTCCATTTTGGTCGCTCCCTTTGTGGTAGGCGCGTGGATCCCAAACCCTCTTCCACTTGTACTTGTACTTCCACGACACGCCGCCGCCAGTGACGCCTGCCGACTTGGTTGGATACAGGTTCTTGTAGCCGGAGCCCGCATGGACATTGCCAGCCTGAGAAACGCCGACAGCCTGCTTGGTCGGGCCGCAGTCTACCGCCTTCGCGCCAAAGGAACGTCTGACGAGGGCGGGGAAACTTTTCCACGAACCTCCGCTAGTAGGCTTGTACTGGATCTCAAATCCAACCGTTCTGCTCTTGCGGTTGCCGTTGTTCTTGTCGATGACAGTCAGGCCGCCGGGAAACTCGATGTCAACGGAAATAGCGGTGCAGACGCCGACTGTCCTTGTAGTCCAGCCAGTAGTGAGCGTGGCGCCGACGCTCTCCTCATTATACTGCCAGCCAAAGTATTTTAATCCCTTACCAGTAGTAGACTGGTGGAAGACGTGGGTTACGTCCTTGTACTTGGAGAGTGCGGTGTCTCCAATGCGGAAATCTGAAACAGTCACATGTTCATGGCCCCAGACAACGAGCATGTTGAAATACTGCTCGTCTCCTGCCCAGTTCGTCCACGACTTGGCGCCGAGAGGAGGCGTGAAGCGGTGCCTCCCCAGAACGAGCGGAACGTAGCCGTCCACATTGTGCGCGTTTTTCCCGCCACTGATAGAGTAGGTGGGGGACGTCTTCTCCGCAGAACCGTCTCCTCCAAGCCCGCCGATTGACGGAGGCTTGGCAGGGAAGAGCATGTTGATTGCCATCAGCATGCCTGCTGCAATAAGACCGACGCCAGTCGTAAAGGTCGAAGTCGCCATCGTCATGCCTGCAATGGCAAGGGTGGCGCCTTGTCCTCCAGCCCAGAATGTTGCAACGGCCGCCGCGATGACGACAAGCACGGACAGGATGGTGGCGAATGGGTTCTTGCCTCCGCCTCCGCCTCCGCCGCCTCTGACGCCGTGGAGGATCTCGATGCGGTCGCCCCTCTGCGGGAAGATGAGTCTCCAGTATTTGCGGTCTTTCTCAACACCGTTGACGCGGCACCGGGCATATTTGAGCAGGATCTGACGCTGGGCCTTGTTGTAAATTTTGTCGCGGTAGGCTTCCTCGATGCTCTGGAGAACGATGCTCTCCAGCGACAGCCCTTCAACGGCGGTGAAAAACGCAGGGCGGGACGAATCCCACCTTCTGCCCATAACCTGTACGACTTCACATTCTTTCGTCTCTGCCATGCTACGCCCCCGTCGGCCTCAACACTCTAGAGAGGCGCTTCGACCACTTTACAATGTCGTACCGCTCGACCGCCGTTTCCATCCCCTTCATGACGTGCAGCATTTCGCCGGGAGCCACCCAGAGGCCAGCATGGAGTTCTAGGGTGCCAAAGGAAAAGACAAGGACATCAAGCTCCCGTCTCGGTTGATCAGTAACGTCCACGTTCCAGCTTTGGGCGGTGTATTTTCCGAAGAGGCCACAGACGTCGCCACGCTCAAAGGCGCTGGAGTACTCATCCCCCATGTCGGGCATGAGGATGCCCCGTTCCTCATGCCAGACGAGCCGGACGAGTCCCCAGCAGTCGAGACCGTCGAAGCCGCGCCCGCCGTCCTTAAAAGGAATGCCAATATACCTGCGAATGTCCATCTACTGCACCAGATTTGGAAAATACGCCAAGGAGAAGCGGAGCCACGGAGAAGGCTCGTTGGCGGCAATGTCACTTTTTATTGTTATCTCGACTGTATCTGCATTCCATGTAGCATTCTGGAGATCGAGATCGGGGAACACCATGTCAACCACGTCCGGCGTGGCGCTGTTGACCACCTCGACCGTGACTTTCGGGTACTCCCTATCCACCAGCTTGAGATACTGGGACACTTCCCTCGTCACATTGGAGATGACAAATTTGCCCTCCGGCGTCTGCTCGTCGGTGCTGTTTGGAATTGTCGCCTGTATAGGAACGTAGACAAACCACTTCTTCCGGCTGTAGGTGCCATAGATCGGCGTCGCAGTTTCCTTGTCAATTTTCCAGAGTTTCGTTTCATGCGTGGATAAACGTATAGGCGTTTTCCATTTCGCATGCGTCAGCGTGATCAGTACGACGTCGGTGTTCTCCGACTCCTGCCTGAAGATGTCGCGCCTTGTCGTAGGAGAAAGGGGCATTACGCCGTCACCTCGGGCCATATTTCAAGGTTTAATGTAACGGCCCACCGGGCGGTGTCTTTATACGGCGAGAAGTCAAGAATGCCTTCCTGAGACGCCTTGAGACGCGCCCTGACGAGCTTATTCAACTCAGGGTGGGGCCAGTTGAAGCAGATGGCGCCCTCCGCAATGTCGTCCTTCACGAACCGCTCCAGTTCGTTCCGCTGGGCATTCGTCAGGACGTAGGAGCAGTTGATGAGCTGCGGCTTGAACCGTCCGCGCTTCCTGACTTTGTCGCTGCCAGTGTCCATCGAGCTGCGGATCAGGTTGTTCGGAAGCGTTCTCTTGTAGCCGTCAACCAGCGGCTTCTGCGGGAGGCTTGTGGGCCATCTGTAAACCGCCATTGACTACCTCCTCGTTACCTGCTGGCTGACGCCAGAGAATGTTCTCGCAGCCTTGTTCAATGCAGTTCCGGTCTTCATCATCTGCTGTGCAGCCATGTCGCCGATCATGACCTCGATGGACTTGTTGCCTTCGTTATCGGTCTTCGTCTGCTGTCTGGCCGCCTGTCCGGTGGAATTGTTGATGACGACATTCACAACTGGCGCATTTCCTCCGTCGGAACGGACGCCAAGATGTCCGGAAGCAGTGCGGGTCAAAGGCATAACGGCCTCCGGCCCCGCCTCGCCCATTACGCCGCCCTTTGCGAACTTTGTCAACTGCGAACCATAGGAGAACAATGTAGGACGATTTACAATCTGATTGGAGAAGCCATGCAGACCGGAAAGAACGCCGCCGTAGGCGAGTCCGATTGCAGGAACGCTTGCGACCGCGCTCGACGCCGATATGGCGCCCTGAATGCCCGACTTGGCGGAGCCAAACATGCCTCCGCCAAACCCAAACGCACTGAAGAGGCTGCCCAGACCATTGGCAATAGGCCCGATGATGGCCTGCTTGATGGCGATCCGCATGAGGTCTTTGATGATGCTGTTGGCAAGGTCGCTGAAGTTGGCCTTACCAGTGATAACCATCTCGGCGAAGGCGTCAGCCATGTCGTCGAAGCTCTTCTGGACTAAATCGCTCACATTCTGCGCGAAGTTGCCCATCTCAAGAGCATACTTTTTGGCGCCAAGAGTGATGCCCGCCAGCACGTCGTTGCCGTTGTTCACCCTATTCTGGAGCTCTTCAAGCTCACGCCAACGCTCAATCAGTTCGTCCGGGATGGTGCCGTGCATCTTTTCGGCCTGAATTGCGATGAGCTCGTTCTGCTTCTCCATCGCTTCAATGCGGTTTCCATCCCACCAGCTAAACTTTTCGTAGTAGGGCAGCTCCTTCTGCAGCTGCTGTTCGCGGGCCTGACCTTCCAGAAGCTTCCGGTATTCCGCAAGCTTCGGCGCGTAGTCCTGAACCGTGATGCCGAGCTTCTTGGCCTCCTCCGCCATGCCCTCGATGGCGGCCGCCTTGGCCTTGTACTTCTCCTCGATGTCGATCTTGGCAAGCTCGGCCTCGTTGCCCTTTAGCTGGAGCAGTTCCTTGTTCAGGTCGTTGGCATACTTTGTATTAAACGCCTCCAGATAGTCCTTCTTCAGCGCCTTCATGTCCACGGACGAGCCTTTCAGCTGCTTGTCCATGTCCGCGAAGTCCTTCGCCAGAGTCTGGACGTCCTTCTGGCCCTGCATGTCGGCGATCTTCTTACGCCAGCCTTCCTCCGCCGACTTCCATTTTTCAACGGTGTTGTCTACGCGCTTTCCGCCGCCCTTGCCGCCTCGACCGCCCTTGCCGCCCTTGCCGGAGAGCCCCTTGAGATTCTTTTCTATGTCAACGCCGCGAAGAACTTCTCCGCGCAGCCCAGCGTATTTGTCGTCGCCAAGAAATTCCTCGACGGGGATTTTGTTTCTTTTTGCATAAAGCTTAAGGGCAAGCTGTCCGGCCTCCTTCCAGTTACCCTGAGACACGTTATGGCCGTAAAGACCGGAGAGTTCCTTTATGTCGTTGCTGTTCCTTAAATTCTCTACAGCCTTTCCGTTGGCGACAATACTGGAGACGGCCATCAGGACGCGAAGCTGGGCAGTGACGACGGCGATCTGGGATGCCGTCATGTTTGCAGCCCGGGCGGCCTGTTCAAACACGGCGATCATGACATTAAACGCCTGCTGAGACCCGCCTGCAGCGGCGGAGGCGTTGAAAATGGCGGTCGCGAGATTCTGATGCTCTACGTTTACTTTCTGAACCTGAGACGCTACCTGTTCCTGCGCTCTTTCATAATCTTTCTGGCTCTTGTATCCAAGCCTGTAGGCAGCCTCGGTAGCACTCAGCGTCAGTTGATACGCCTTATGCTTTTCATGCGCCCCGGCAAGTCTGTTGGTTAAAGCGACGACAGTGTCAGAGTATTCGCCGCACTTCGCAGTGACACTGTCGTACATCATGCCGTCGGTGAAGTTGCCAAGCTGTTTTGCTACCTTGTTGAAGTTCTCCATGTCCTTTGCGGCTTTGCCCAGCGGGTTGCTCTGGGCAGCCTTCTCCAGACTGTCGAACATCTTCTTGGTAGCCTTGTCCATCTCAAGGCCAAGCTCTTTTGCGGCGTCAAGCGCATTGCCGTTGAAAGACGCCAGAATCTTTGAAATATTATCAAAGCCAATGCCAGCAATGTCATGAAGTCTGTTGAACAGGTCATGCATGCTGTTGATGACATCATCCTTAAATCCGGCATCCTTAAGCGACTTGGCAATGTCGTCCCAGCCAGAGGCGATTCTGTCCTGAAGCTTCAGCATGCCATCGTTGTCCCGAGCCTTGACAAGCTCGTTCATCTCCTGCTGATAGGCGCGAAGCTGTTCAAACGCCTTCCTGCGGGCATCGCCCATTTTGATGTACTGGTCTTCGGAGACGTCGGAAAGGGAAAACGCACTGTTCCCTTCATCGTAGGCCGCCTTGATAGCGTCCTTGAACCTCTCGCCAGCGGCGACTGTCCCTTTCTCAAGGGTATCCATTTCTTTCTGGATATCCTTAAGCAGAGATTCTCTGATCATCTCTGGGGTAAAACTGGATTCCTTGTCTGCCTTGCTGCTTCTAAGCCTGTCTCTAAGCTTTTCCTGAAGACTCGGCCCGCTTGAAGAAATTTCGCCCTTAAACCTGTCATCATCGCCGGGCTCAAGCAGTTTTTCAAGGCCAAAAGCGACGCCAGTGGTAACAACAGCGGCGACAAGCGGGTGCCGCATGAGGGCGTTAAGGGCAATCTTCAGCTTGCCGACAGCAAGAGCCGCACGATTGGCGCCAGCGGACATAGAGAGACTGAACGCCTCAAACAGCTTCATCTGGCGTGCAGTTGACTTAAACGACACGCCAAGGGCCATAATAATGGAATTCAGCTTGCCACCGGGGACAAGAGACGATGCAATCCACCCTGCAAGGGCGGCTTTCATAAGGTCTTTAATTTCATCATGGAACTTGACAATTGTTCCAGTTACGCCGCTAAATACGCTGTTGAAATCTCTAGCTATGCTTGCAAGAGCGCCAGTGTCCGTCATGTCCTTCTGGAACTTCGCCCAAGTATTGCCGATGCGGGCCATCTCTGCCTGCAGCGTATGCGATGCCTGCCGGGCGCCAGTGGCATAGTGCGTGTTCACCTCGCGGGCAAACATAAGGAAGTGTTCCAGTGTAACACCGCCAGCCTGCAGCATTTTGTCGAGTTCCTGAGTGCTGACGCCGATGGACTTGGCAAAGAGGTTGACGGCGCCGGGCATGCGCTCGGCCAGCTGCTGCCTTAATTCTTCGGCAGAGACCTTGCCTTTGGAGATCATCTGGCTGATGGCCAGAAATACGCCCTTGGTCTCGTCGCCAGTGAGTTTCATGGCGGCGCTCATATTACTGAACGCCTTAAAGACCATGTTGGCTTCGGCTTCAATTGGCGTACCCTGTGCGGCGGCAAAGAGCTTTTTTGCACCCTCAGCGGTGTCAAGGAAGGAAAGGCCAAGCTCGTCAGACACCTGACGGACGAATTCCAGCTTTTTCTGGGCCAGCTCGGATGTGCCGTAAATGGCCTTGAACGCCACTTCGACATTTTCCAGCGTCATGGCCGTCTTGACAAAATCCTGAGCAGTATGGGCAAAGCCGAAAGTCAGCCAGACTTGGCCGTAGCCGATGAGGGCCTTGAATGCATTGGAAGTGTGATCCATCGCATCGCGAACTTTCCATATTTCGCGTGCAGTAACGCCAGCGGCGGCGGCAAGATCACGGAACTCCTTGGCATGCTTCGGCAAGCGGCCGTGAAGCTGCTGGAAGGCGTCCACGGCCTCCTTGGCTTTTGCCCGAGCCTCGTACTGGCCGAAACTTCCAGCGGCGGCGCCAGCCTGAGAGGCGTATTTATCGTACTGGACACGGTACTTGCTGGGCTGAACCCTCGCGCCTTCCTGCCATGTCCCGGCCTCCTGCGACAAAGCCTTAAGCCTGTCCGTCCTAGCCGCAAGAGCCGCCATTTTGCTTTCAGTGGTAGCGGCGGCGCTAACGATCTCGCCATAGGCGCGGATGATGTGCTGCTTGGCCTCCTCAATCTCCTGCGGAGAGCGGATGCCGAGCATGTGGTACGCACCGTGGAGCTTCTCCTTGTACCCGGGGCCATTGAGTTCCGCCTGAAGGGCTCTCATGCCCTGCGTCATGGACGCAAAGGCACGCCTGACGTCCTCGCCAGTGGACGCGGCGCTTGTCCTAACGCGATCAAAAGCCGCCTGAAGCTTCTGCATCTCGCCCCTGATGTCGGCGGTAGACCTGACATTGAGGGCGCCAAAAGCTTCGGCTACGCCGGGCTCTTTTGCGACATGGGCAGTCATTTCCTCCCGCAGCCTGCGGTAGGACTCAATCATTCTGGCGTGCGCCCGGGCGACGTCTCCGGCGGTGGAGTCCGCGCTGGTCTTAATCTCAAGGTAAGCCTGCGCGATTTTCTTGGCTTCCGCACGGTACTCGGCGTCGGTTTTCATGCCGAGCACGTCGAGAGAGGCAGAGCGCCCGGCAGGCTTGTTCAGGACGCCAAGCTCGGCGTAGAGGGGTTCCAGCTTCTTTTCCAGCCCGGCGAAGGCCCGCTCCAGTTCGGCGGCGGAAAGGTTGCCGTGCTTGGCCAGATGGTCGAAAGCCGCCTCAAGAGCGGCTATGTCGCGCTTTATCTGCTGGGTGGAACGGACGCCAAGAGCCCTCATGGCCGTCTCCATCGAGCCAGCCGTGTCGCCCATCTTCTTCTGCAGCTTGGCAAGCTCGGCGTCAGTCAGCCCGGCAAACTTCTGAATCTGCTTCAGTGCGCCGGAAAGCTGTTCTCTCCTGCCAACCTCGGCCATGCGGTTGGCAAGCATCTGCATTGTCTGGGAGGAGACTTCAGCCTTGGCGGCGAGTTCCTTTAAGTCGGCAATTGCGGGAGACAGGAAGCCCCCTTTGGTGGAGGCTATCCTGTTTATGTCCTTGAGACCCCTAGCTAATGCCGCCAATCCCTTGTTGAAGAACTTGGGGTCGATGGCGTTATTGAACTGGTTTGCAAGTTCGCGGCAGCTTTCCCTAGCAATGCCCCGGACTCGCGCCATGTCTCTTTGGAATTCAGTGTAGTTGCCCCGGATTGCTACATAAAGCGTTGCCGCCATTTCCTACTCCCGCTCTTTAATTTTTCGCGCTTCATTGCGCGATATAACCGCCTCAACGACTCTTACTTTTTTCCATAGGGCTGGAGATGTGTCAAAGCCATAGTCTTCGGCAATTGCTTTCAGCGCATTCCAGTCATAACCAATAAAGCCACCCATGCCGCCAATGCGGATCTGGGTGGCCCCGGCTTGGAGAAGCTCAACGGCCTCCCGGTTCCCGTCCAGAATGTCTGGACAGCGTCCTTCGCAAGACGCACAATTCAAAGTTTCATCCCTCTGGCGGGCGGCTCTCTGGCATGTGTCGCAAAATTCCGCGCCGTTGCCAGAGAGCCACTCCCAGAGGTCTTCTAGTTTTTTTCTTCTTCCTCTATGCCATACGTCTCGGCAATAAGAGCCTTGTTGAGCTCAAGCACGTCCGGGAAGGGCAGTTCGTCAAGAACTTCCTGCTTAAACCCGGCGCGGCCAAGGGTCTGAAAAAGCAGATCCCAGTTTTCCTCCTTGGGGAGCACCGCGAGTTCGCGGACATCCTTGCCAACGAGAGGACGGACATCAAACTTTTTGCCGGAAACGGAGAGGGTGACGGTACGCATAATATTGTCCTCCTATGCGTGTCTTAGTACTCGGCGACGTCGTTCTTGAGGGTAAACTCAACAACGGTGTTCTTCGCAGAGTCGTTAAAGTATGCCACAAAAGGATACTGAGTGCGGATGCCCGTGGGGCCTTCAACAGTCGGGCCCTGATACTGGATCTGCACTTCAGGGAGAAGAATCGAGAGGCTGTTGCTCTCGTCAATGGTGAACTTCAGTTCAAGCGACATCTCAGTGGACTGTTTAGCTTCGTTGAGAAGGGCAAGAGAAGTGAAAAGGCAAGTCACGTTGCCAGTGACAGACATGATGCCTTCAGGAATGTCGTAAAGTTCGCCAGCAGTGCCGAGAGTGCGGGTGTCGGTGTCAAGGCCGTTGTCAATAGTGATGTCAAATCCAGTGCAGACGCCGAAAACTTCGTTATTCTTCTTGAGAGAAGCTTGGAAGTTGCTGAGACGTTTCAGCACTACGGCTTCAGCGGTGCCGCCGTCGTCGTAGTTTGTGGTGTCAAAGGTCGCCATCTTGCCAGCCATCGACAGAGTGGCCGTGAGCTCTTCGTCGCCTCCAGCGGTAAGCTGGAGAGACGAGACCTTGCAGCCGGAATAATGGCCGTAAGTGGCGGGGGTGGTGCCGTAGGCGCACTGGATGAGCGCGGAAGGAGCTTCGTCGGCAGGCTTGAACACATGGGTGAAGGCGCCTTCAGAGCCCGAGGTCTCAGGCTGGCCAAAAAGCAGTTTGAGCCAGTAGCCGAAGGCGCGGACGCCAACGGGAACGACAATATCACCAGCAGTTTCCACATTGCCGTCAAAAGGCATGTCGGGGTCTCTGCGGCCGCGAAGGGTCTGGGCGCTGTTCTTGTTTCGGCTGGCAGTCATGCCGAAACTGTTGATGGGGAGAATGACGGGAGCCTTCGTAGTCGGCGCGACGCCGAAAGAAGGCTCGAAGTCGAGCATACAAGTGGTTTTGTAGCCGCGTGCGACTTTCTCAGGCATGATGCATCACTCCTGTTCTAGATACCAGACGTCATATTCCATGATCACCCGGTAGTGGTTGGTTTCCTTGATATACTGGTCTTTATCGTTCTGGAGATGCGCTCCCCAGACGGGGCCAGTTGGGGGAACTGCCTTTCTGACGGCCTTAGCGATGGCTTTTGCCTCCTCGTAATTCCGTCCAAGGCAGTCGATCTGCATGTTGATATACTCCAGCCCAGAGAACCCTGAAAGAGTATTTGCGGGCTGTCCAGATATCCTCCAGCACACCACTA